GGGTTTCGGTGTCCTGTTGACGCTGAAGCAAAAATAGGTAACAATTGGTTTGACACACACTAAGTTGTTGTGTTATAATATATGTTCATTTACTTCCTATGGAGAAAAGTATGAGTGAAGTATTCAAATTCCAAGACGTAGAGCTTTTCTGGCCGAGTCTTTATGAGGTCAACCCAACCTCCAACAAGTTCCAAGTTGATATTGTCAACCTGAACGCCAAGCAAGTGGAGAAGCTTGAGAGCCTTGGTATTGATGTACGTTCTAAGGACGACGAGCGTGGCTTCTTTGTAACGTGCAAGTCCAAGTACGAGATCGTACCCTACGACACACACGGTGAAGCACTGGAGCGTAGCATCAAGGTAGGCAATGGCTCACGTGGTAACGTCATGGTCAGTCCGTATGCTTGGAAAGGACCGACAGGTAACAAGGGTGTGTCTCTTGGTGTCAAGAAGTTAGTGATCACAGAGCTTAACAAATATGTTAAGGAAGAATCTGACGAGGATGTAGAGATCCTGTGATTGCACTGATCGATGGCGACATCCTCTGTTACCGCATAGGATTTGCAACACAAGAGGAGTCTGAGGACATAGCTATCAGGACGATGGCTAAGTTCTTGGAGGACATGTTGATGTTTGATATTGAGTGTAATGATTGGAGGACTTACTTAACAGGCTCATCAAATTATCGACATGACTACGCCATCACTGCCCCGTACAAGGGGAACAGGAAAGGAGAGAAACCAAAGCACCACGGGTTGTTGCGAGAGTACCTCCGTTTCTCATGGAATGGTGATGTGTATGAGGGGATCGAGGCAGACGATGCAATTGCAATTGAGGCTACCAAGTTTGGCGATGACTCAGTAATCGTATCGTTGGATAAAGACTTTGATCAGGTGCAAGGATGGCACTACAACTTTGTGAAGAAGGATAAGTACTACATCACCCACGAGGAGGGACTGTTCAACTTCTACTGTCAGTTTCTAGTTGGTGATCGCATCGACAATATCATCGGTGTGCAAGGCATCGGCCCAGTCAAGGCAAAGAAGTTGCTTGAGGGTAAGACAGAGCGTGAAATGTTTGACATCTGCGTGGAGAAGTTGGGCAGTCGTGATCGTGCAATTGAGAATGGAATCCTTTTGTACTTACAAAGAAAAGAAGGAGAGATATGGAGTCCGCCAAGTGAAGACGCAATCAGCTAAAGCTAAGGGGCGTAAGCTACAGCAGTGGACACGTGATCGCATCCTTGATGTTTATTCTCATCTGGAGGAAGATGATGTTAGAAGTACCTCTATGGGTGCAAGTGGTAGTGATGTTCAGCTTAGCCCTCTCGCTCGTAAGTCTTTCGACTACGATGTCGAATGTAAAAGTCTTGCGAGAGTTGGAGTCTATCGTTATATTGACCAGTGCAACAATCGAGGAGATGCACAACCACTTGTCATCGTTAAAGAAAACCGAAGAAGCCCACTCGCAGTCGTAGACGCAGAACACTTCTTTGAACTACTGAGGAATCAGAAATGAAACACATGGTCATACCTGACACGCAGGTCAAGCCCGATAACCGGACTGATCACTTGCGTTGGGCAGGAGAATATGCCGTTGATAAGAAGCCTGATGTTATCATACACATCGGTGATCACTTTGATATGCCTAGCCTATCCACTTATGATGTGGGTAAGAAGTCCTTTGAAGGACGCAGGTACATCAACGATATCAATGCAGGCATCGAGGCAATGCAAGAGTTCCTTGATCCTATTCGTAAGGAACAAGAGAGACTCAAGCGTAACAAAGACAAGCAGTGGAACCCTCGTTTGGTATTTACGTTGGGTAATCATGAGTATCGTATCGCTCGTGCGATCAATGCAGACCCCAAGCTAGAGGGACTGATGTCGTTTGACGATCTGTACTTAACAGAGATGGGATGGGAGGTCTATGATTTCTTACAACCTGTGGTTATTGATGGTGTCTGTTACAGCCATTATTTTGTTAGTGGTGTTATGGGAAGACCAGTAAGTTCTTCTAATGCGCTGATCAACAAGCAACACATGTCGTGTGTGATGGGTCACGTACAGGATCGTAGTATCTCTTATGCTCGACGCGCTGATGGTAAGCGTATCACTGGTTTGTTTGCAGGTATTTATTATCAACATGATGAGGAGTATCTGAACCCACAGACTAACGGATCATGGTCTGGTATCTGGATGTTGCATGAAGTATGTGATGGGACATTCGATGAGATGCCTGTGAGTATTAATTATCTACGTGAGAGGTATGCATAATGTTTGATCAACCAGATAAGATGAGAGTAGGTCTGACTATTACTTTGTATGGTAAGACGCACAGTATGAATTGTGAGTATGATGATAGTGAACTGTGGGGTGATGTACTTAGGGATGTAGTCAAAACATTGGAAGCCTCTTATGGTTACAGCTTTGATCTCGAAGACTTAGGTATTTACTATCGAGGTAAAGATGATGGATCTGACTGAGATGGCTCGTGAGTATCAACTAGGAGGTACTCACTACACAGACAAATCAATACAGCCTTGGGACGCTATGCAGTCATGGATGACAGAGGAGCAATACAAGGGATACTTAACTGGTAATGTGATCAAGTACATCGCTCGCTTTCAGGACAAGGGTGGTGTATTAGATTTGCAAAAGTGCAAACATTATCTTGACAAACTAATTGAAGTATGGTAAAATAGATGTTTACGCTTGAAGATATTAAGGATAAGCTCAAGCAGTTGGATGAGGTGACTCTGATGGAAGTATTGGAGATCACCTCAGAAGACTTAGCAGAAAGATTCGTAGACCGGATCGAACAAAAACAAGAGACACTGGAGATAGACTTAGATGACTCAACACCTTGGGATAACGATTGACTATGAAAGAGACTTTCGCCTCAGCGATCAAGCGATTAAACTTATGCAGGATTACTATATGCTTGAGCATGAGCAGTCTCCTCAGCAAGCTTTTGCACGTGCGGCAGTAGCTTATTGTTATGATGACCTTGATCTAGCGCAGAGGATATACGACTATGCTTCAAAAGGTTGGTTCATGTTTGCGAGTCCTGTACTCAGTAATGCCCCGGAACCGAACGGAAAAATATGTGGCTTACCTATTAGCTGTTTCCTTACTTATGTGGGTGACAATCTTGATAGCCTTATTGAACATAATGGTGAAGTAGCATGGCTTTCCGTAAAGGGCGGAGGTGTGGGTGGGCATTGGTCAGACGTTCGTGGGATCAGCAACAAAGCCCCCGGCCCAATCCCATTCATGAAAGTAGTGGACAGTCAGATGACTGCGTACAAACAGGGGAAGACACGGAAGGGAAGCTACGCGGCATACCTAGACGTAAGTCATCCTGATATCGAGGAGTTTGTTAACTTCAAAGTAGCGACAGGTGGTGACATCAATCGCAAGTGTTTAAACTTATTTAATGCTGTGAACATCACAGATGAATTTATGGAGTGTGTAATTAATGGAACAGAATGGAACCTTATTGACCCAAGCACAGGAATTGTCAGAGATACAGTCGAAGCTCGTAAGCTTTGGCAACGAATACTTGAAGCTCGCTTCAGAACTGGCAGTCCTTACCTTAACTTTATCGACACAGCCAGACGAGGTTTACCGGAAGCTCAAAGAAAACTTGGACTGTCAATTAATGGCAGTAACCTCTGCAACGAAATCCATCTCGCTACAAGTGAAGAACGCACAGCAGTCTGTTGCCTCTCCTCAGTCAACCTTGAACAGTATGACGAGTGGAAAGCAAGCGGAATGGTTGGAGACCTTATCCGATTCTTGGACAACGTGCTTCAATTCTTTATTGACAACGCACCAGAAGAATTATCAAAAGCTGTTTACTCAGCTTACAGAGAACGCTCAGTCGGTCTCGGAGCAATGGGCTTCCACGGTTACCTCCAGTCCAAAGGCATAGCATGGGAATCATGGCAGGCGGCAAGTGAGAACTATCAGATCTTCCAAGACATCAAGCAACAGGCTCAGTACTCAACATACCAGTTGGCTATCGAGCGTGGTGAATGTCCTGACGGGCGTGGTACAGGGTTGCGTAACATGCATCTTTTGGCTGTCGCTCCTAACGCTAACAGTAGCATCTTATGCGGTTGCTCTGCCTCTATTGAGCCTCGCATATCTAATTGCTATGTGCATCGGACGCGAGCGGGATCTCACACGGTTCGTAATACATACTTGGAGGCAGTGTTAGATGAACACAATCAGAACACCAAGAAGGTATGGCAAAGCATCCTTGAGAATGAAGGCTCTGTACAGCACTTGGAGTTCTTATCCGACAGTGAGAGGGCTGTATTTAAAACAGCGTTTGAACTGGATCAGAACTGGGTTGTGGAACACGCAGGTAAAAGGCAAGAGTTCATATGTCAAGGACAGTCTGTCAACGTATTCTTCCCATCTGGTACGGACAAAGCTATCGTTAATCAAGTCCATCTCAAAGCGTGGAAGGAAGGGCTTAAAGGACTATATTATCTCCGGACGACTGCAGGTGTTACAGCGGAGAAAGTTGGAACTAAGGTAGATCGTAATGCGCTGAAGGACTTTGAAGACGATGATGTCTGTGTGAGTTGTCAGGGATAACATAGTATCCATATATGTTGCTTTTAAGTGCAAATGGATATTATAGTGTACACATATGTTGCTTTTATAGTGCGTTCGTGTACACTTATAAGCGCATAAAAAAGTTATAACTTGCGTTTATCAGCGCATAAAAATGCATAGATATACTATGCAAAGGGGGACACATGATTGAAGAAGACTACATTACGATTCTCAAGAGTCGTATGCGTGATGCCGTTGAGGCACTTGAGGAAGCTGTGTACCTACTCAATCCAACCGAAGAAGATATGCAGAAGAAGGCAGGCGTGTATCGGGTCGTGACTGCGTTGGAGAATTTGAAGGAGAATAACTGATGGAAGTAACAGAAATCAAAGAGCATGAAGATGGCTCAGCCACTTATGAGTTTGACATGACCGCTGAAGAGCATGGGATTATGTGTCAGCAAGGTATTATCTGGTGTATTGTTGCAGGCATCACAGGAGTCACACCAGAGAAAGTTATGGAGGCATGGTTAGATGAAAGAGAAAATAAAGAAGGTGTATCTGAAGCTACTGAAGGCTCAGTGCAAGAAGAAGTGGGATAAGGCAAGAGAGTTACACGCTAAGATCATTGGCCTAGAGTTGGAGTTGAAAGTCCTTGAAAGAAATAAACACACTGGTTAAACGACTGGAGTTGATTAAAGACTCTGACCCGTTTAACAAAAGACTGATGAATGATTGTTATGATACAATACTAGAAATGCAATCACGATTGAATGAACTAGAAACCACACTGGAGAATGTATATGAGTCTGTTGGAACAGAGCAAAAGTTATAAACCATTTAACTATCCTTGGGCAGTGACCTATGCGACAGAGCATGAACGCATCCACTGGATTGAGGATGAGTTAGAATTACAAACAGATGTTAACCATTGGAAGTCTGATGTGTTAACTAAAGCGGAAAAGAATCACATCACACAGATCTTACGCTTATTCACGCAGACTGATGTTGCTGTTGGTACGAACTACTTGGAGTACTACATTCCAAAGTTCAAGAACAACGAGATACGTTCGATGTTGACAGCGTTCGCAAGCCGTGAATTTATTCATCAACGTGCATATGCATTACTCAACGACACGCTTGGGCTACCTGAAGAAGAGTTTACTGCGTTCTTAGAGTACACTCAAATGTCTGAAAAACTGGAGTTCATGTCCGATATTGACATACATTCTCATGCAGGTACTGCGCTAGCGATTGCACGATCTGTACTAAATGAAGGGATGTCACTGTTTAGTGCGTTCGCAATGCTACTCAACTACCAACGATTCGGGAAGATGCCTGCGATGTGTACTGTCGTTGAGTGGTCAGTACGTGATGAGTCACAACACGCAGAAGGTATGGCTAAGTTATTCAGGGAGTTCTGCGATGAGCATCCACGTATTGTTAATGATGATTTCAAGAAAGATATCTACGAGATGTTCCGCACTGCAGTCAAGCTTGAAGACAAGGTTATTGATCTTGCGTATGAGATGGGTGACTTGGAAGGTTTGTCAGCGGCAGATGTCAAGCAGTACATTCGTTACCTCGCAGACAGACGACTACTACAACTTGGTCTCAAGACGAACTGGAAGGTTAAGGAGAACCCTCTCCCGTGGATGGAGGAGTTGCTCGGCGGTTCCTCGATTTCTAATTTCTTTGAGAAGAGAGTAACAGACTACAACGCACATGGCTTAGATGGAGATGATTGGGGATGGTAGTACAATGTAGCTTTTGGCATGTGTTCGGACTGTCGCTTGAGTCTGTTGAGTCTCAGCCTGTGTACGGACGCAAGCGTGGGGAGTCAGAGTTTGACGCTGATATTTATTTCTTTGATGGATTTATTCTAAACATACCATTCATGAAGATTATGATCGGTGATGTCTACGGCATTGCAGATAACTGAACCACCCTCCAGTGGATTAAGGGGACGCTATAGTCCCCTCTTTTTATTCTACAAACCCTTCAATATCTTGTAAGCCTTTTGACTTACGTTTAGCGTTGATGTAACGCTTTTGAAACTCTAGGTTACTCATGTTCTTTGCAAGGAATAACTTACGAGCTTCAGTCCTACCTAGACGCATTGCGTTATCAAAGTACCTGTTCTTTAAGCTTTCACGTTTCTCTTGTTGAAACACGTCAGAGAATACTAAGTCTTCAAGATACGGAGTAATTGTTTCAGCAGAGATCTGACGTAGCTGAGCTAACTCGTCATTAGTTAGTCGCATGTTAGCTACGAATGATCTGTCAACAGGAGCGTATGCAACACTTAAGGCTCCAAGCTCTTCTTGTAATGCAGTCCTGTCTGTTTCATCTACAGTTTTAATACCTGTCCAGATATCCCAGATGTTGAGTGTACGAGGCCCGCCATAGATGCCATACATTAAAGGCAAAGCTTCTCGCATTGTTGGGAGACCGGGAGCATTAGGCAATCGTTGTTGTAGTTTTTCAATAACTGATGTTGCTTGTCTATCCCATGCCTTACCATCAGGAGCGTTCTCAGTATCCATTGATCTAGCAATGTTGTTGAGCATCGCACCATAAGGGATAACAATACGCCCCATGTTTGATGCAAAAGCTTCTAGCTCTCTAATACCACCACCGCCTGCTACACCGCCTGCGCCAGATACAAGAGACACAACAGTATTCAAACCTTCCATAAATGATTTACCCATGATGTTCTCAGACATTGATGAGTAAACACCACCTAGTAGTTTTTCCATTTCTTCTACTGTAGGATCTTGTGCGTTGTCCATGTAATCATCCATGAGACGAGATGCATCAGCCGCTAAACCAAAGACAGTCGCAATAGGTTCAAACTTACGATAAGATATCCATGTGTCACCTACTTTAATAGAGAACTCAGGAATACCTGCGGCTCTCCAAGCTTCACGTTCTGAAGGATCATCAGGTAGCTTACCAGTGATCATCTTTTCTTCAACCATTTGCATGACAAGAATTGATGCACCTACTCCAAGTAACTGACGTGCAGCAATCTCAGAGTTATCCATCTTCTTGTACGCGGCTGTTACGCCTAGCTCTAGGTCTTCCTCAGTAATTACTGATTTAGCTTTGCGGTATACTTTACCAGTCACGGCTCCAACACCGGGAACAAATGTCAAGCCTTCTTTCAAGATGTTGTAAGGTGTCTTGAGGAACGGGATAGCAAAGACTAATGGTTTATACTGCGCTCTTGCTTTTTGCGCTTGACGTGCAATACCAAACAACTGTTGCTGAAAGGCATTCATCTTAGCGTAGTCCATCGCCTCAAAGTATGTTGAGTAATCTCCAATAGACGTATCATCTTTACCTTTGACATTCTTCCACGCTTTCATACCCTCTTCAGGATCAGACAGCTTGACGTTAAGTAAGTTCATAAACTCATCGTAGACACTACCGGACTTACCATCGTTGGTGTTTTCCATCGCCTTACGAAACGCAAACGCATTGTACTTCTGTCTGCGGAAAATGGCTTTCATACCTTCATCAATTGCAACAATGACACGAGTAGGTACACGAATAACCTCACCAGTAATTCCTGGGATTGCTTTGTTCATGTAATCGTAGCGATCACCCATTGCCTCAATAATCTTTTCAGGAGGAGAGTCAGGAGTTAGTCCAATCTTAGCAAGAAAGTCTTTATGCTCTCGCGCTGACATACCCATTGTCTTGGGATCAGATACATCAATATCAAGAGGCATGCCTTTAGACCAACCTTTACGAGCAAACGTCATAAAGTCTTGGAGTCCTTGAACAGCCCCTAGCATCATTGCCGCACCTTCACGCATAACTTTAGTATCTGCTGTGACAACACCTTGTGTTGCTCGTACAAGAGGCATTAACGCCGCTTGAATACCACCAGAAATAAACTGCACTAAAGCTGTACCAGTACCTGATAGTAAACCAGACACAGCAGTCTCAGCCGCACCGTCAACAAATAACTGAGCAATTGGTTTTCTCTGAATTGCACCGGATGCAATGTAGTTTGCTACACGAGCATCTGCCCCTGCCGCACGAGAGGTCTTCATTACCTTCATGAAGTAATCGACAGCACTACCGCATACTTCGCTAACACCTTGAGCCATTAATAACACCTTGTTCCAAACAGTTCTTTGATACGTTCATCACGGCGTAAAGCATTCTTCACAATCTTTTGTGCGTTCAGCTTATCTGCCGCTTTCGTTCCCTCACCACTTAACTTCCGATGGAATAATAGTGATGGTAACAATTCGTTTAAGAACTTGCGCTGTTCGTCAGCAGGTACTTTGTCGAATGTTCCATACTTTGTTATAAAGTTATCATAGTCGTCTTGTAGTACTGATAGACGCTCCAGAATTTCTTTACGAATCGGAGCCGCCATGACTACTTCAGACGCTGTTAAGTCAGGCTTGTTGAGAATGTAATCATATACACTATCACCTGCTTCTTCTATTTGTTTACGTGTACGCGCCGCTCCTCCTGCCATCGCCGCGTAGCTACCAGATCCACGAGTTGCCCCACGTCCCATTGCAGTCGCCGCACCGTAGCGCAGAGAGTTGAGTGAGGCATAAGCTTTACCTGCCATCTCTTGCAACGCAGGAGGTAATGACGCTTCAGGTGCGCCACGAGTTGTTCTACGTCCCTTGCGATCTGCTTGTAAACGTAGTCCTTCTGCTTCTTCAAACCGTGCAGTTTCTTTAGGAGTAAATCCACGATCACCACGGAGTTGAATAGGACTTGTACGCGCCGCACCTGCAGATCCTGCATCACTAAGAGGACGCATAATAGAATCCTGTAGCGGAGTCATTGAGTCTTCAGATACTTTGAATTGTACTGTAGGTTTTTGAGGTATCGCAGGAGTTAATACAGGAGCAGGCATAGGCTCTACAGGGGTTAGCTTAGGCTCACTCAGTTTATATTGTTGTAACCGTGCCTGTGTTGCTTTGGTTAAAGGTTTACCTTCGACAAGTTTTTGATACTGCGTACCTGCTCGACGAGCTTCACGATTCTTACTTAAACGCGCTGTATGTTCATCAAGTACTGCTTGTGCTTTTGCCACATTCGCTTGTGCGGCATCTACTTTAGTTTGAGCTAAAGACTTTGGCCCCGGTTTTTTAACTCTTGCAAGAGCTTTTTGTGCTTTTTCTAACTTAGCTGTTTCAACATTTAAATCAGCTTGCGCTTTTTGTTGTTTAGCTTGAATAACTTTAACTTGTGAGTCTGGGAGATAACCATCTGCGCCTTTGATAAACAATTCGTCTTCAAGTCTTGCGGTTGCTTCAATACCCCTAAGAGGTTGCGCTTGTGTCTGCGTTGCTTTCTCTGCAACTGCACCATCAATCGCACGAGCATTGAGCATATCCATCATGTTGGTGCGCTCTAGCTCGTTATCTAACTCTGCTTTTTTAGCCGCTTGCTCTGCGCTTTCAATAGCGTCTTGTACATCGTCAGTTAAAGCACGAGGAAAGAACTTACCTGCCGCACCACCTAGTAAGCCACCAACACCAGTACCCAACATAATGTTTAATGCGGCTGAGTCTCCAAACTCTTCATAGACTGGTTCTGTTACACCGCCTGATGCACCTGCAATACCACCTCTAATACCACCAGTGGCGACTGTGCCTCCCAGTTTAAACAACTTAAGAAATGCAAGAGGCATAGTAATAGGGTCAAGAACATTACCGCCAATCGTACCTGCAATAGCAGTCTTGGGGTTTTGAGCAAGCATCTTACGATATTCGTATTCTTTTTCTGCGTCTGTACCGTCCGTTAAGACACCTTCAGAAATATCGCCAGTAATAAACTCTTCAAGACCACGAGCAGTCGATGTAAAACCACGCTCCACACTACGGTACAATGTCTCACCATAGTCGTATTGCTCACCATACTCGGCTTCAGCTTGGATAATCTTTTGATTAATCTGCTCGGCATTGTAATCATCTGGAAACTCAAAAGTCCCCAGAGGATGCTCAATGATAATTGCCATGCTTACCTCTGTTGTTGTTGAGGAGCTTTTCTACGCTCTGCTAGTGTAGCAGTTAACATACGTAATAACTCTTGATCTTCAGTAGTCATCGTAGGTTGGTTCTCCAACGCCTTTAACATACCAAGTAATTTGCTTGTATCTTCTTGCTGAAGACGAGCAATAGCATCATCACGTTTTTGTATTGGAGTGGTCTCAAAATCCGAACGGCGACTAACAGGAACTGCTAAATCAGACTCAGCAACAGTAGTAATACCGCGTTGAATATCAGCCGTACCTTGCTCTACAGGAAACTTATCTGCAGGAAGAATAGCACCGCCATCATCCGCAACGCCTGATTGAGTCGCAGTGCCAGAAGGAGTACCTGTTCTTGCGGCTTCTAATTGATCATCCGTAAGTGCAGTTTTACCATCTAGTTTTAGTCTAACACCGCCACCTAAATCAACGCCATCTTCTGTTTTAACTTGCTCCCTTGCCGCTTGAGCCTCTGGTGTATCAGTGATGCCCGCAATTATCGGTGTGCCTTGGGTAGTCATTTCATCTTGGTAGCCTTGGAACTGTCCGCCCTTGTACACAGCAGTACGCATAATTGATTTAGTTTCAAACTGCCCGGTAGGTTGACCTGTAATTGCATTTAAAACTGGTACTTGTACTTGTTGGTAGACGTTACGAGTCTCAGGAGTTTCAAGAGCCTTAGCTTCTGAAAGCATACGCAATGCCGCTTCAGGCGCAAAACTTGAAACAGTCTTAGCTAACTCTCGCAACTGAGCAGGGTTTGTTGGGTCAACGCCTTGCAATGCCTCAGCCATTTGAGCAGATTGCTTTTCTTCTGCAGTTTGTAAACCTAAAGCAGATCCAAATAAACGTCCAATACCTGCTCCTGCTTGTCCTGCTCCAGACAAACCTTGCAATTGTTGAGCATATGCTTGATCTCTTTCTGCTTGAACTTGTGCGGGAGATTTAATTCCAAACAGTGAATATACTTCTTCTCGTGTACGTGCCATTACATAAATCCTTTCATACCAAGTGACCCAAGCATGCCACCTACAAAATTACCTTGGCTTTCAGCACGTTGTTTGTAAGCAGACATTGCAGGATTAAAGTAACTTGTACCAATTGAGCCTGCAGAGCCTGCCGCCGCCGCACGAGCAGTTTCGGCATCTACACCTTGTGCAAGAAGCTGACGCTCAAGATCGCTAATACCCATACCTGCACCAAGCATACCACTTGCAAGTTGTTGTAGTTGTGCTTGTTCACCAAGAGCTTGACTTCTAGCACCTGCGGCAATCTGCGCAAGTGTTTGCTGTTGCGCTCTACCGAGACCTAACGCATCAGGCTGTACCATACCAGAGCCTGCACCTAATCCTTGTGACTCACCTGCAAGACGTAACCCTAAACGTCCGCCACCGAACAACCTAGACTGAAGTGCTGTTGCTTGTTGTTCAAACTGAGGTTGTAACAAAGCCGATTGCTCTTGGAATATCTGCTGACCTCGTTGCGTAGGATCAAACGCCGCCGCTTGTTGGAACAAGTTTCCTGCGCCCGCAAGAGATGTACCAAGAATATCCTGATAAGGTTGAGATAAACGAGCTTGAAAGCCTCCATCTGGAGTATAGCTTGTTTGCCCGTAACCAGTAGTTACAGTGTAGGGACGAAAATAAGCTTTGTCAGCATACTCCCGCGCTACGCCTTTCATTTGATCGGCTTGGTTAGTTAGGCGATTTGTGCCTAGCAAGCCGCCTACGACATTACCCATTTGTATATCTCCACATAGGTCTATCTATCCCATCGTCACAGGGTAGGGTTTGTACATATTCATAACCTAATGACTGTACGAATTTCTCTAACTTAGGATTGTCAGTCAAACAATAAAACGGTTCACTATGCATCTGTTGCAAGAGACCGTGTACCATATTAAATTCTTTCTTAATACTTGGAGTCCACTTGTGTACGTCAGCGTGTGTCCAAGTCCTGTCTGCAAATCGTTCAAAGTAAATCGTGTATGCAGGTTGTATTGCTACTGGTGTCTTTATCAAGCAGTACGTTTCCACATATAAACTACAATGTATGGCTGTAAGTTATTATGCGCTGAGCCTCCACCAGTTGATCCAGATGTGCCAGTTACATCGTTACCAACAGTGGTACCAGAGTCAAAGGAGTTGTTCTGACTTCCGGAGTTAGGTACTGAGTGAGTGTGTGCAGGAATCTCGTCTACTGTCAACGTATGCGTCTTAGCACCGCCTGTCTCTTCTGCTGTATCAAAGTCTGTATCACTTGAGTCAATACCGACTGGTACACGCCCTGCACCAAAAGCTATCCAAGTACCAAACCCAATCAATGTAGCAGGATTCGTACTACTTGTTGCATTCATGTAAATAGAACCAACAGGGTAGATTGAAGCTAAGTCAACATTTGATATTGCAGTATCTACATATGCTGTAGTCGCTAACTTTGTTGAGTTATCAGACTGAGACTGTGTAACTCCGACAGTGCCTGTTGGAAGTGAAGGAGTCCCTGTAAAAATAGGTGACGCTAGGTTTGCTTTGGTTGCTACAGCAGTTTCAATCGCCTCAAACTCATCATCAAGCTCTGTACCCTTGACAATCTTTGCCGCATTACCAGTAACCAAAGTGTCCTTACTGGCAAAGTCTGTAAGTTTAGTATAATCTGTCATTAGAAGACCCTACCTTGTTTAATAAATATATCTAGTTTCTGCAGTGATAATTCTGCACCATCAATGTTTGCTTCAAAACCAATCTGAAGAACACTTCCTGTACCACCTGTAGCAGACCGGACTACTTCTACTAGCGTTCCTGTTTGATACTCTGTTGAATAGTCTGTACTGCGTGTGTACAGTGTTGCTCGTGTGCGGCTACCGTCATCTGTTGAATAATAATATGTGTCCGCATCCAACCAAACTTTTAAAGGAGTATCATACGTTTCAGTCTGAGTTGTTTGGAAGTCAACCGTATAGTGAACATCTGGAGAACCTTCCACAGTAATTGTAGACGCTCCTTGTGATCCTGCAACAGTAGTGTTGTTTAAACCATACTCAGCTTCACCATACTCATCGACTGTTTTGGTTGTTAACTGTGCAGGATAAGACAAATAACTGTCTGTGTAGTCAAAGCCTGCCTTGAGTACAAAATCTTGACCTGAACCACCAATGATTGTCGTTGCCAACCGCTTAAGAATCTTAAACTGACTAGCACTTCCAAAGTCAAAGTACGTTGTATAGTACTTCATACGGTACTTTTCAGCATTATCTTGGAATGTAGCGTAGTCTGCAATCCCGTTTGCTTGAGAAAAATACACTGCGTTAGGAAGCGCAAGCATACTGGTTTGTGTTTGATTATCCCAGATGGTTACTCGCAATGCACCGTTCTGTAGGGGTGCTCGTGTATCAAAGCAATAGATGCGTTGGAATGAAGGGAACAACAACAGATAGAATGCATTATCTTCTGAGTATACAGACTTAATATCTGCTTCAGTTTCTGCCTGAGTTGCTTGTACAATATCATCTCGTACATTCGCAGACAGATCACGCATAGGTAGTGACTTCTCTTGAATGACTCGTCCAAGGCTACGCAAGCCATCTTCAGACAAGAAGAAAATATCAAGACCAGTGTTCTGAATGCTGTCTCTTGCGACACAACCAACACGACTAATAACTTCAATCAACCGCATTGTCGCAGGATCAAAAGAAGCACCGCCAGTGTTGTCGTCAAAGATAACAATGTTTTGTTTACAGAAGACAATAAACTGACCGTTCTGCGCTCCTAGTCCTACAATCTCATCAGTACCTTTAACAAGGATAGAGCTTAGGTCAATACTACCTGCAGATCCTGCGTTCCAACCTGCTCCGTCAAGCAAGTCTGAAAAAGAAACAGTCATCTTGTTTGTTGTTGTATCAGCAACCCATAATCGACCATAAGCAGACAGTACAGTGTTACCTTGCGGTACAGTACCAGAGTAGCTTGTCTCGTCTTCAATGTCTGTAATCGTACCACCAACAGGATCATACACCATTGGCTTGTACCCAGACTGGAAGAAGTATGCCTTATCGTTTAACGTAGCACACTGCCAGTTACCAGTTGTAATACTGTTGTCAGTTGTTGGAGTGATCTCAGTCAATGTACCGACACCTGTGTAAAATGCTGTGTCAGACCATGAGATAATTGTTTCTGAACCAGTGATGTCAACAAACCGATGCATACCAACAAGGTCAACACCTGTGCTTCCACTGGTAAGATAACGCCAACCCTTACGAGCACCTAAGCGTCCAAAGCGGTCAATGATGCAGTTGTCAGCAACAAGAGCAAAGCCATCCTGAAGAGTGACTGAAGACTCCTGAGTGTTGAGTCCAAAGAACCCCGGTGCGGCAATACTAGCTGACTGTAACGGCTTGCTCATTTACACTGTCCATTCAAGTTCTTCAGCGTGGCGTTGTGCATCCTGTGCAATTGCATCATTTAGCACACGAGCCGCTGTAGAATATGCTGATGTGGCTGAGACACCACCGTCTTCACCTCTTTCCTCAACAGCTTTAGCATACGCAAGCATGAGTACTGGTTGTGAAGGAATAACTAAAGTGTCTGAGTCTGCGCTCAAGTCACCTGTACGTTGAATAATGTTAAAGTAAACTGTGTAGGTGTTATCA